TATGGCAGATGAAGGCCGATTTATGCCCATGCCGAAAACCTGCACGATTCAAACCCCTAACTATAGGGGTAGATATCACCAAAAATATCTAACTCCACCGGTTACGGTTCCTTGTGAATACGTAGTCGAGATACTGACGGCTTCCGGAGAGCCATATATTAACTCAGGTTGGGTTATGTTCCCTCCAAATACCGACGTAACCAACGAAAGTATAATTATCGTAGAGGGGTTAAACGCTCCGGTTAAAAGCGTTAAAATGGAAGAAGACAAGCGCAGAAGGATTATAAGAGGCATAAAAGCAACTTTAGGGCATGAGAAGGTTTAATTATGGTTCAAACTTCCGGCGTTACTGGCTTAGAGGTCTGCAAACGAAACATTAAAGCAGTTAAAAAGAAGTATGTTGAGCAGGGAGCTAAAGCTCTGGAAGCATGGGGCCGGAAAACAATGGACGATTCAAAAAATAACTACTGTCCAATAGATACCGGTCTCATGGTAGGAACCGGTAACATTCAAATGATACGTGGAGCTAATCGAATAGAAGTAATCCTTTATTATAATACTGATTATGCGCCTACGGTCCATGAAAAGGCCGGGGTATATCATCCAATCGGACAGGCTGGTTTTTTAAGAATCCCCTTTAATAATCATGCTCCTGAGTTATTGAAAACAGTAGCTCAGTATTTAAAGGCGGTTGGTATATGACAGACTGGACCGATGATTTAGCGGATATCATAGCCGGGCAGTTTCCGGCGGTTGATATCTATTTTGAATACCTAGACCCGAATGTTAAAAACTGCATAGTCTTAAAAACTGAACCGGGAACAGGTGATACTTACTATTCGGGTGGTAAGTCGATATATAGGGGTGCAGTGCTTCTAAATGTCCGTAATATTGATCTTGAAACAGCAAAGAATATTGCACAAGACTTATCTAACTATCTACGGTTGATAACTAACCGCTCACAGGGTAACACTTTCTTCGAAAGGATTTCCTGTAATGGTTATTATCATGTAAAAAGCAGTAATCAAGAAGGAAACATATACAGTATAAACATTGATGTAAAATATCAGAGGTAATGAAATGGCCGTACCTGAAGACGCTAAAGATACTTGGTTAACCGTTTTTAAGATAGACAATATTGAAATAAACGGGCTTAACCTCGATGTTATGCCAATTCCTGACGGTGAATTTGCCGACAAGAATACAAGCACATACCAAACCGGCAGATATGCCAGATTTGGGAAAAACCAGTTTGATGCCGGAAGCGTGGACATATCCGGAATAAAGATTCCCGGTGATGCTGGACAGATTGCACTTAAAAACGCACTTGGAGACACGAAAACACATACATTTCAAGTTATACTAACTGAGCTTGGAGTTATCTTTGAATACCAGGCTCTTGTTATGCAGTTCTCTCCTTCAAGCGAGGACAATACAGCAACCTTCACAGGCAAGCTGAAAGCATCAGGTGAATTTATCGAGACTACAAGTTATGCATCAGTCTCGAAGATCGAGATAACTACAGCTACGGTAGTTATACCTGCAACCGTCGAAACTACCTTCCCTGACTCTGTAAGTGATGTAGTTATAACTGAACTCACCGGGACCGCTACAGAAACTATAAAAGTTACCGCTGCCTCTGCTACTTACATAGGGTATTCAGTAGACAACGGTTATACATGGACCGAACTAACTACCGCTACGATATCCGGCAGTATAGCGTTAGGTTCTGCAGGAACAGTTAAAAAAATAATAGTAAGAATTGAAGAAGAAAACAAAGCAACCAGGTTTGTAAATCTCTGGATTGGAAGAGCTTAAAGGACTTGATAAAGTGATAGCCAAAACCCCATTTATAAACGGTCTTACCCTCTCGTTTCCTATCGGGTACTTTCCCGATTTGTTCATGTGTGTGAATGCCAGGACAAAGAAATCATTTGTTAAGAACCTAATGGACATGGAAGATGAGAGCAAAGGCGGCGAAGGAGTACCAGAAGAAGTAATTATTGAAATGTTTCGGGTTGGTCTCCTTCATATTAAGCCTGCTTGCACCTTCGAAGAGGCACAGGAGGCCGTACAGGACTATCTTATAACCTATGGTCATAAGAAACTCGATGAAAAGCTCATTGACGCTTTCGTGGACAGCGGTATTTATGACCGTGAATATGTCGAGAAACAGCGTAAGTTTTCGGCTGAGCTCGAGAAAATCAACGATGAAAGAGAAATGGCTCTTATCAAAAAAGCTCAGTTTGAACTTGAGCGTTTAAATGGTGCTATTGATGATCTCATATCGAAGGCCATACAGGAAAATCTAATTGACAAGGCAGACATACCCGGCAACGAAGACCAGGCCGACGGAGGAGGCACAGGAGAGGAAAACGAAGAGGTCCAGGACAATATACCTAAGTCTAAGCCTGTTAAGCCTTCAGCGGTCAAAGAAGAGCCAAAGCCTAAAGCTGACCCGGCTAGAGTGAAGAGTAATAGGCGCAAACCTCGCCCAGGTAAAGACCCTTTGGAGCCTCCGGAGATCCTGATATAAACATATCAGATCTTGATGTTTATACTTTCATAGACAAGCTCCAAAGGGCTGCTTATCATGCCTCAGGGTGTCGGGTCTTACCCTCTCAATCATTTTATATGACGTTGGCCGAGCTTGAAATTATCCTCTCGGTTGGGTTTGACTATCAGGAAGAATTAGTTATACGCCATGCGGACTTAAAAACGGCAATTTTAAACGCTCCACGGGTTGAACGTGAGGGACACGGATTATTTAAAATAACTGACTTCTTGCCTGAGGCTTTAAAATCTAAAATAACTGAAATTTCGGAAGAGGAACAGGTAAAAAGGATATATGCAAGGGGTGAGGCGTTAGCGGCAAAATGTAGGGAAAAATTTAAGAAGAGTTGATAACATGGGTTTGACAGTCGGAACACTCTTAACACGGGCGGCTTTAGATGTAGACGGTGCCAGCTTCGGGAAACTTGACACTGCGATAAATAACGCAACTACTCATTTATCAAAAATGTCTACGGAGTCCCGGTTGGCTCTATCTGCAACCGTCGCAAGTGTTCCCGCTGCCATTGGTGCAATAGCGGGCGCAGGGCTCGCAGTTGCTTCTAATTTTGAGGATGCCAGTACAACCCTTACCGGGTTATATGGCAATGTTGATATAGCGCGTGAAAAGTTTCAGAACCTTTCTGCTTTTGCTGCAAAAACACCTTTCGAGTTTCCTGAACTTCTTGACGCTACGGTAAAACTAAAAGCCTACGGTATCGAAGCAGGCGATTATCTTACCGTCCTCGGTGACACTGCAAGCGCAATGAATAAAACGCTTGATGAGTCGGTTGAGGCTTTAGCCGATGCTCAGACCGGGGAGTTTGAAAGGCTCAAAGAGTTTGGAGTTAAGGCCATAGATATTACGAAGAAAAACGCGGAACAGTTAGGCGTATCTATGGCCGATGTCGGTAAAACTGCATTAACATATACTGACAACTACGGGAAGCAGCAAGTAAAAGTTATTGATCGAAATAACAGAGAGGCCATAACCGCCGCTCTTGTCGGTGTAGATGGGATTTTCCAAAAGTATACCGGCGCAATGGAAGCAAGATCAAAAACTCTCTCGGGTCTCTTGTCTACATTGAAAGATAATGTAACAATGGCTCTTGCGGACCTTGTCGGCTTCGATATGGAGACAATGACCGTACAGGCAGGTTCTCTTATGGGTGCCATTGAAAGCCTCGTTAAAGCCGGTATAGGGCTTACTAACTGGCTGACAGGCATCTCTGAACCTGCCCAAACGTTCATTACTGTAGCCGGTGCAGGCATAGCTATTACTGCCGGGCTGGCTTCAGGGTATATCCTTCTAGGGGTTGCAGCTTCAGCAGCGGCAGCAGCTCAAACAGTCCTTGGTTTTTCATTATCGGCGGTATTGCTGCCAGTAACCGGGATCATTGCAGGACTGGCTTTACTGGCTGCCGGGCTTTATTACCTCGATGAAAAAACCGGAGTAGTCACATACTCTTGGAACTTACTAAAAGACATATTCACTATAGTTACATCTGAAATATTACGAGCTGCCGAAATACTCCGAACAGGAGTAGGCCAGGTTATAGACTGGATCAAAGAAAAGATAATGAGTTTGATTCCCGAGAATCTAGTATCCGGGGTTACAAGTGCCATTGACGGGATAGTAGGGCAGTTTGAAAGGCTTGGTATAAATGTACATGAGAAAGCCGAAAACATAAGAAACGATGGTGAAACAGTCAAGACTACCGCCGATGGGATGGGTACGTCTTTCGGGAACGCTGCAACCAATGTACAGGGCTCTAGTACTATAATGAGCTCTGCCTTTAATGTGGTTGGCTTTGATGCTAATCAAATGAGTTCTATCGTCTCCGGAGCAGGAACTAATATGCAGGGTTCCTTTTCTCAAACCGGGACAAGTGCAACGGGTATGAGCTCTTTGGTTACTTCTGCCGGAACTAATATGCAGGGTTCCTTTTCCCAAACCGGGACAAGTGCAACAGGCATGAGCTCTTTGGTTACAACTGCCGGCGGTAACATGGTTACTTCTATGAATAACGTCGGTTCATCAGCAACTCAAATGAGCAGTGACGTATCAGCGGCAAAAACAGGAGTAGAAGCTCTTACAACATCTGTAAATATCGCCTCCGGAGCTAATCGAAGCTATGCAGCAAGTTTTAAGGACATCTCAAAACTGTCAAGCGAGGCAGCTAGCGCAGCGGTTAGCGCATCCTCTAAGATAGGTGCAGCTTTGAAAACATCAGCCGATCAGGTGGGTAACGTTGCCAGTTTAGCCGGTAAATGGAACACAAGGGCAAAAATAGGTATAACTTCATCTGGAAGTAAAGGCACAGGAGAAGGTAACGTTAAAATCATTCCTGCAAAAACGACAACGAACAACAATACAACAAATAACACTACAATAAACATAAGTACAACTAAATCTAGCTCAAATGTCGTTTCCGATGCAAAACGGAGTGTAGGAAAGTAATTATCACAATAAGGTTAAAATCCAGGAAGTTGCACAGCTGACAAATAACACAAGAAGGAAAGTGAGTGTATCAATATGGCAGGTGAAACAAGATTTATAACTTGGTCAGGCGGTCCGGCAGGCGATTATATTACCGACGGTACGCACGACGAAGCCGAAATTAACACGGCTATGAGCTGGTTGAATTCAAACCCAGGCAATATATTAATAATGCGTGGAACTGGAAACGTAAACAGTCCCCATTATTATAATATCGAAGCTCAGGTAAAAATAGCAAATAACATGAAGTGGACCGCAGAAGCCGGCGTTATGCTATGGGTACCTGATGGGGCGTGTGGAACTAATACTACTAATTGCGTTTTTCCGAACGGTACGCCAGTCATAGGCCAACTTAATACATATGTTGCACATGTTGAAATATCAGGGTTTTCTATCTCCGGAAACTGCAATAATCAAAGTACTGTCTTAGGATATGCTCACGGGGTTTTGCAGTCTACAGGCTCCGGAGTAGAAAGGCTATTTGGATTCAAAGGCGTAAGCGGGACCGGCTCCAAATGTACAGACATCTATATCCATGATATACACGCCATGGATTCATGGGGCGAGTTTTTACATCTGATGTACGGCAGGGGAGAGATTAAGATATCTAACTGCCTAGCTGAAAATCATCAGCATGATTGTGTTATGTTAATAGAGGTCGATGGAGACGGAAACGAGATAACCGACTCTACCTTCTACGGGATAACTGACGGATGCGTAAGGCTTGATAACTGTAAAAAGATACCTGTTCACGATTGTTATATGTTAGCATACTCCGGGACCCATAATAACGGTGCTACTAAATACGGTCATAACGGTATGCAAATAGCAAACGAGAGTAACAAAACACTCCTAACAAATGAAATATCGGTTTATAACTGCTATTTCGAAGGTCCTAATCTTGACGGTATTTGGCTTAATGACCAGTTGAAAACAGCAGGCTCAGCCGATCAGTCAGTATATATTCATCATTGCAAGTTTTCTAATCAGATTGCATGGGCAGATTGGGCTTATTGGTCAAGTGGAATTACTTTAGGCGCATGGGGTAACGGTGTAAAAATCGAGAGCTGTACATTTGACGGATGTTACGCCAACGGAATACAGGTTTATAGCGTCATATCCTCCGCCCAAACCCATAAACTAGAAATCGAAAACTGTAATATTATTAATACAGTTGGGTTAAGGGCAGGTTCTTCTAATGGTCCATCGGTTCAGGGATGGGGACTTTATAACGCGGTTCCTACAAAAATGTCAATAGTTGCCAAAAATAATTACTTAGCTGGCAACATAAACGGAGATTATAAAAATGTAACTCCTGTTACCTCATCTACTTCTTTGATATCAGGAGCAGAGCCGGGCGGAGGCTCGACTATTGATGATGATGATTCAGATTATGTCCCGCCTGAATCATCCGGAGTTTATATTCCTGCATCTGCCTCTATAATCGATACTGACTTCAAATATGTACCTAGAGCGGATGATGATTTCAGAAGTTATATAAACGGCGTTCCGTTCGAAATGGTTAGATTTCTGCCTGTAGGCCAGCGCGGTATAAGTGAATCTGAAAGCCCTTCTTTCGAAGGAACTAATTTAGGGGATCTCGGGCTCAAAGGCTGCGAAATTGAACTCACGGGTTTAGCTGCCGATATCGACGAGTTGTATAAAATAAAGGCTGCCTTTGCACAAGAGGGCAGGTCATTCTTAGAGCTTGGAGGTTCTAGGAAAGGATACTTTGTTAGCGGTCTAATGTCAACTCATGGATCAACTGAAGATATGAGTCAGGGAGACATAGCCGGCGAAAACATCATATTCAATGCTACAGTTAAAACAGAATTCCCTTATCAAGAAAAGATGATTAAGGCAGTAAGGGACCACTATGTCAATAGTTCTTGTATAATCTCATCCGATGATATACACAGTGGCAATGTAGTTAAGAATAATAACTTTTTAAATTGGTCAGTGCCTCAAAACCTCGTATGGGAAACTATACCCGGTCCTTCATCGGCTGACCTTCAGAATGTTAAATACTCTCCTGAACTTCAAATGTGGATGGCAGTCGGAAACAGTGTTTCAGGAGCAGACCCGCAGTGTATTATCTCCGGACGTTCGGTTATTCCGGATCATAGCGGATATAAAAATCATGGGCTGGCTTCCGGAGCTTGGGAAAGCGTGACCGGCGGCGGGGTGTCATTCAATGGTATTGATTCATACGTAGCAATACCAGACCCGGAAATAACAAACACTTCCAATTATTCATTATACAGCCGGTTTAAAGTTGGTGCTTCTGGTGTTATTCAATCTTTAGTAGGTATAGCGAAATCAGATTCAAACGTTCAAATGTGTAATATTACCCTGAATACCTCAAATCAATTATTACTACAGCATAGGGATGATGCTGGACATATTGCGAATGTATCCTCATCAATTAATGTAAATGATGGGTTAGTTCATGAGGCAGTAGGCACCAGAGACGGAGACACGTTTACTATATACCTCGATGGGGTCCAGGTCGGGCAGGTAATTAACTCCACTATCGGGACCACAACCACGGATAGAGCCGCAATTGGATGTTTACCGAGGCTAAGCTCCCGGTATTTATTTACCGGGGAAATATACGAAACTAGGATATTCTCGGATACTATCCCATCTGGAAGTATATCTACTGCCGGCACCAGGACAACAAACCGTGTAAGCTCCTTTAACAGTCCAACAACTGAAGAGCCGGGTAATTCTTGGATAACTCCGCCTTGGTGGTCTGCCTTATCAAGTAACCGGAATAACTGGAAAGGTCTTGAGTGGTGCCCAGATTGGGGCATGTGGGTTATTTCGTCGGTAACTTCCTATTTAGGGGTTGATGATAAAATTGCCTATACTGCCGATGGGGCAGAATGGTTTATAGTAACTACTCCGAGCGACTCGAATTCATGGGCTAACCTTCTATTTATTCCGCCTAACTCGACGGTTCCGAATGGCCGGCTTATGGCATTTGCTCAAAGCGGCACAGGTAACAGGATTTTATATTCAGATAATCAGTTATCATCCTATACAACCATAGCAGGACCCGCCGACGTACTTTCTAATAACTGGTTAAGCTCTGCATATTCCCAGGAACTTAACCGTGTTGTTGTTGTAGCTTTCGGCGGATCAGCTTCTAAAAGGGTTATGTATTCCGATGATTGCGGATCTAACTTTATTTCTGTGGTTAGTCCTGCTCAGCAATGGACCGGCGTTATATGGGCAAAAATGCCGAGTATGTTTATGGCTTGTTCCCAGGACGGGACCCAACAAATCATGACATGTGCCGACGGTATAAGCCCGTGGACACTTCAAACAACCCCATACGCTGACGCTGTAACGCCCAGTGGGTCTAGTACTGTC